GGAGTATCGGCCACGCGAATGCCTGTCCGCGACGATTTTGGCCAGAAAAAACTGACCTCATCCGCTGTTTCACGTGAAATATCCTGCGAATATTGTCGCTCTACGTCACTAACAGGCACATTATTACTATCTAATTCGGCCGGCCCTTTGACCCTTTGATTTACGGTCTTTGCTCGGTCATTCCAGCCTGGTAATTCACCCACTGCATTGGCACCGGCCGATAGGTTGCACCAGGCGTGAGCTGGTCGGGCGTCCTCATCCCTACCGCCTTGGCTCTTTGGTACTAGGCCATGGTCAAGGTGCCATGCCTGGTCAGGCTCAACGTCTTTGCCACAGCGCGTGCATGGCACTGGCAGCATGGATTGCCAACGGGCGCGCAGGCGTCGCCAACGGCGCGTGCTACCACGACCCCAACCAGGTCGATCACCAACCGTCATCGTCATCCCTAAGCGGTTGCGTTGGTTGGTCAGCCACCTTGCGTGGCAGGTAGCCAGCGCCTTTGCACAGCGGACAAAGCTGCGCTACCTGGTCACCGCTCTTGCTGGCTTTGGCGCGCCACGCCTTGCCAGTGCCATGGCAGCGCCAGCACGGCACGAGCTCACCAAAGACGATCCTTGCCATGGCTGGCTATGGCCGTGCGCCAAGCAGCTCGGCCGCGTCAGCGTCCCATTGGTCAGCTGCAGCGAGCTCGGCGCCTTGCTCATTCCAGAGCTTTGCAATGCGGTTGCCGAAGGTCAGCTCACCATCGCCATTGTGGTAAACGTCAACCGCTAGTGGCGTGTCGGCCGAGCACTGCATAAAGGTCGTGTGTGGCGGCAACGCCCATGACCTCAGCCGCTTCGGCACCGTATACGTGCCGATCGCGGTGGCGTCCTCTGAGCCATCCGGTAGCAGCCTGACCAGCTTGACCTTTAGGTAGGTCGGGTCGGTCTCATCGTCGGCCAGGTCAGGGTAGAGCTGCAGCGTGACGTGCAGCGCATCGTCAATGGTTGGCAGGTCGGTGCCGAGCGGCCAGCGCAAGCGGACCCACTGACCTGGCGCGATCGGTTGCGGGTCGCTCTTTTCCGTCCAGCTGACGTAATAGGCACCATCGCCACCGGTCTCGCGTGGCTCTGGCCAATCGTCGTGCTGGTCGTGCTCGATCAATGGACCGGTGACCCTTCACGCTCGGCCGTGAGCTCTAGGTCAGCCATGAGCACGTGGCTGGCGCCCATGCCAAGGTGCGCCAGGCTATCGGCCATGCGCCGCGCTTGATCGGGCGTTAGCTCGCGCTCGTGGTCGAGCAGGTCATGCAGCTCTTTGAGCGCACCGCAGGCGATATCGACCCGCGTGACAAAGGTACTGACAGCTCGCTCGATATCGCGTGCCTGGTCGTGCATTTCGATCCTTCGGCTTTAGCGCGTGACGGTCGGCCGGATCGGGGCGCGCATGGCGGGGGTCACCAGCGCTGACCTACGGCCAACCGTCACGCGGTCAGCATGCGCTAGCTGTGCTCTAGGCGCGGTCGGTTATGCAGCTCATTCCAGAGCCGCACCAGCTCAGCCTCAGCGGGCGTTTTGGCGAGCTCGTCACGGACCAGCTCGGCCGCTTCGGTCTTGCCAGCGGCTTGCAGCGCTTCGATGGCCGGTGCTACCTGGCGGTCGAGCTCGGCCAGCGCCGCTGCGATCGGATACTCAGCGTCGATGATCTTGACCGCCGCCCACGTGCTAAACGCCGCAGGATCGGCCACAGCGGCGCCGTTCGCCTTTGGTGCCTGGTTACTCGGCTTTGGCGCTGCGGTCGGCTCAGCGGCCGTTTTAGGCGCACTGGCGGGCGTTTCCGCGGTGGTCGCTGGCTTTGGCGGTAGGTGCTCAGCGATGACGTGCGCCGCGAGCTGGTGATCGGCTGGCGTGTGCTTCGGCTTGCCACCTTGATGGCCGATTTCGGCCGCGGTCTTGCGCGATCGGTCAGGCGCGACGCCACCAGGATGCTCGGATAGGTAGCGCTCGACCTTGACCAGCAGGCCAGCTTTGCCGCCACCGCGCTCGCTAAAGCTCTTGCGACCTGACGCATAGCGGTGGTCGGTCAGCATGGCGAACCAATCGCCATCGGCACGCTCACGCAGCTTGACCTCATGGCCGAGCACCGTGACGGTTTCACCGCTGACGTAGGCGAACGCGCCACCAGCGCGCCTGGCCGTTGGCTTTGGCGCGAATTCGTGCGCCGCTCGGATCGGTTGCATAGGGTCGGTCGGCCGTGGCTCTTGCATGGTCGTTTCTCCCGTACTGCCTGGCTCGTCGTGCGTGGCTCGCACGATCGACAGCGCTGGTTGAGCGGATGGCGCCAACGATCGAGCCACGACCGGTGACGCCATCCGCTTTCGCTGGCTGTGCGCAGGATCGCGCCAGCCAGCGTGCCGCAGAGCGGCTTTGACATTGGCTACCACGTGGTAGCTGTCGGCTTTGGTTGAGCTCATCCAAACGCGGTTGCCGTCAGGCGACACAAGCACCGGATGGCCAGAGCCGTTGAGCTCGATCGTGAAACCTTGCGCCATGGCCGATCTAGCCAGGTCGCGCAATCGGCCGGACCGTATGCCACGGACTAGGCCATAGGCGCCGTTTGCGCCCGGTAGGGTCGTGCTCTGCGTGGTCATGGGGTCAACCTCGCTTTGCTAGCTAAAAGCCAGGGTCATGCTCAGCGCGCTCGGATGCGCGCGCTACTTTCTCGCTAAAGGTCAGGTCAGCGTCAGCGCGCTTGCGCTCGCAAACGGTGCACTTCCAACCGATGCCAGGAAACCAGCGGTGATCGCCACGGTGCGCCTGGTACTCATCGCATTCGATCGCGTTAGGGTCGATCGGCGGAGCGTTGCGCGGTGGCACCACCGCGGCGCCGTTCGTGCGCGTATGCGCGGGCGCGCGCGTGGTTGGTGACACTGAGCTAGTGCTAGCCAAGACCGACCCTTTAGAGAGGGTCGGCTTGTCTAGCTCTAGCTCTAGCTCTAGATCGCTGGCTTGCTGGTCACCAGCACCGCTGGTCGAGCGGTTGCTACCAGCGACCTTGCCAGCGACCTGGCCAGCGGTATTGGCCATCGCGTCCCCCGTGCTCTCACCAGCGCGCGAGCTCAGAGTAGCCAGCGAGCCACCAGCGTCAAGCTCGTTGCTGGTGCCAGCGTCATCCGCCAGCGAGTCACCAGCACCAGGTAGCCAGCGGCCGAGCTGGTCACGGATGCCACCGCGGGCGCGTGCCGACCCGCCAGCATGGCCACGCGGTAGCTCAGCCGCGCGCAGCTCGTCTAGGCCATGGAAGCGGTACAGGTCACCGCTCACGAGCTCGATGATGCCGAGCTCAGCCAGCTCGGTTTCTGTGTCGCCATCAAGACCGCGCGGTATCGGCGCCGCGGCCGGATAGGTGCGCTGCGCGTACATGAGCAGGCGCAGCCACCAGGCGAGCAGGTGATCGCTCCCCCAAATGGCTGGCTGGTCGTCAGCGAGCTGCAGCCAAACGCGCACGTATGGCGTGCGCAGGTAGTCAGCTGTCGGCATTCGGCACCGTGGCCAGGTTGGCGCGATCGACCATGCAGCGGTCAAGCGCCGCTGCGAATTCCGGTAGCGCTTCGGTTGGCAGGATCAAATAGCTGCGGTCGATCACGAGCACGACCACCGGCTCACCATCGTCGGCAATGGCCGTGGCCAGCGCCACGCGATCACGCGGCACGATGCGGTGGTCAGGCTCGCCAAGCATGCGGCGCAGCTCGTCAGCTTCGGTCACCTCACGCATCGGTATCGACCGCGCCAGGGTCCGCAGGCTCACTGATGAAAATGCCGACCATGCGCAGCGTGGCTCGACGGTGCGCGCTGGTCGCTGCGCTCTTGATCGAGCGAGCCAGGCTATCGGGTCGGTCCGGCCAATAGCTGCTAGCGCCAACGTCACGCAGCATGCGCCCGTCAGGCGCGCTCTTGGCCACCTTGACGATCACGACCGGTGGCGTTTCACGGATATCAACCGTGAGCTCATCATCACTGAGCTCGTGGCGCTTGGCGAGCTCGGCCGCGCCACGAGCATTGATGTAAACGCGGATAGCGCCGTTTTTGTCGGTTATCAGGTCGATTGGCGCGAGCGCTGCGTCAACGCCCATGCGCTCAGTGAGCGCCGCTACCAGTGCGCCCATGGCGTCACGCGTCATGCCGCGCAGGTCGTTGCGCAAGAGCGCCAGCGTTTGCGGGTCGGTGGTCGGCTCAACGGTCATCGGGTCACCTTTGCTAGCTCAATACCCATACGTAGCGCAGCGCCAAGCCGACCCATAGACCGAACAGCGCCGCGCTGAGCACAAACAGGCTCACCAGGACGATCACGGCGCCGATCGCATCGGCCAGGCGCGTCCTCACGAGCTGCCAAGCGCGCGGAACACAAACGAGCTCGACCGCCGCGTATGCGCTTCGATCAGCTCAGGCGTGGCACCAGCGTCAACGCTCACGCCTTTCCAGCTCACATCGGCACGCTGGCGCCAGCTGGCACGCCAGCCAAGGCCAAGCACGTCAGAGTCAGTGGCACGCTCGGCCAGCGAGCGGCGCAATTCGTCCTGGCGCCGCTCTAGCTCACCGATCGCGGCGCCGACCCGCAAGAGCTCTTGGCCGGTCACTTGCTCGTCAGGCGTGGCGATGCGCTCGGCCAGGCGCGCTGCGCTCGTGTCAGCGGTGGCGCCGAACAGCCGCCACGCCGCGTCAGGCGTGTCAGGGTCGGGCGCGAGCTGGCCATCAATGTAGGTGCGCCACCAGGACGCCACGCGCTCTACCAGCGCGTCCTCAATCGCACGATCACGCTCAACGCGGAACGTGCGCAGCTCGGCGCCAACCAGCGCGATCACGACCGCCTCACGCGATGGCCGCACGCAGGCGAGCTGCGCAGCGACCTGCGCCCGCACGTAGCCTGGCGCGCCGTCCTGCCAGTCAGCGAAGCGCCGACCGACCAGCTTGACCTCAGCCAAAACGTGCCGCTTCGGCCCATAGCCATCGGGCGTGGCAAAGAGCGGCACGTCAGGCCAATCCGGGTGGCGGATCGGCGCCGCGTTGTGCCGAAATGGCATGCCGAGCTCGTCAGCGGCCAGCCGCAAAATGGACGTTTCCAGCGCACGGCCGGTGACCATCGGCGCCGTTTCGATCTTGGCCGGTGCCATACCCATGCGATCGAGCCAAACGTCACTGGCGGTCATCCATGGCGACGGCTCACCGAAGATCGCTGCGACCTCACTGGCGCCAAGGCCATTGGCTTTGAGCTCATCGCGGGTCAGCTGGCTCATAGGTGCCACCAGCCACCGGCCCAACCGAAGCGCAAGACCAGCTCACGCCGCTGCATTTTGCCGTCAGTGACGCGTTCCTCAATCCAGCGTTGCTCGCGCTCGCGGTCAGGGTCAACGTGGCAGGCGTGGCAAATGAACAGCTCAGCCTCAGCGTCATTGCGCCCGCAGCGCACGCACGGATGGTTGCGCGGTCGGCCGGTGGCGTAAGGATCGCGCACCGGATGCGACGCCATCGTCAGCCGTCCTGGCGGTCAGCCATGCGCTGCAGGTAGCTGACCAGGCTGGTGCGCAGGACGCGCGTGCCGCGTGCGCCGATCTTGACGGTGGCGAGCTCGCCATCATGGATGAGCCGCCAAACCTGGCGCGGTGAGCTGGACAGCTCGCGCGCCACCGCGGCCACGGTCATCAATTCGGGCGCGTTGGCGAGCAGGTCGTCAGGCATAGCGGTAGCTAGGGTCATGCGATTTGGTCCGATAGGGTCGGCCGGTCGGCCGGTGGCTATGCGTCGTGGTCGGCTCTCCCCCGGTAGGGTCGGCTTTGGCGCGCTTCGGTAGGCCAAACCTTGCCGCAGCTGCGCTGAGCTGGTCAACCGTTTGCGGAATGTCGGCACGACCTGGCACGCACTGTCACGCCGTAGTACCCTAGTTTGAGGGTCGTTGATTTCACGGCCACCAGCACCGAAAGGCGAGACTCCCAATGCCGACACCGGACCGCACCGCGCCCGACCGCCGCCAACGTCGTGGCGAAGGTGGCAAGCCAGCTTATGTAGCCAGGCGCAACGCCTACCGCGTGCGCCTGCCACGCCTGCCAGGTCAGCGCTACCAGCGTGATCGGTGGATTGCTTGCGATGCTCGTGGCGAGCACGACAGCAAAGCGCTCACCGAAGCGTGGCGCGTCCTGCGGCGCGAGCTCACCGCGGCCGAAGCTGGCACAACGCCGCGCCACCAGGATCGGCGCACGCACGTCGGCCCATACGTCACGCGCTACGTTGATGAGCTGGCGACCAACCTGCGCCCGAGCTCGCGCCGCGGTCACGCCTACGTGGCCAAGCACATTGCGCGCGAGCTCGCTGGCATCAAGCTCACCGCGCTCACGGCCGGTGACGTGGCTGCGATGCTGGCCAGGCTAGAGCGCCGCGGCTTGACCGCCAACCGCCGCTATACCGTCCTGAGCTTGCTGCGCACCGCGCTCACCGCGGCCATGCGCGATGAGCTCATCCCGCGCAACGTGGCCACGATGGTCGATAGTCCGAAGCGCTCGACCGCCCAAATCCGGCCACCAACGCCCGATGAGATTGACCGCGTTTGGCGGCACGTGGCCAGCGACCCGGTATACGGCGCCGCTTACGCCGTTTGCATCGCTACCGGCATTCGCCAAGGCGAAGCGCTCGCGCTGCGCTGGCAGGACATTCGGCCCGATGAGCACGGCCGACCCTCGCTGTATATCAATGCCACCATGACCTATGGCACCGACGATCGAGCTGACGCACCAAAGAGCGCCGCGGGCGTTCGGCGCGTGCCGCTGGCGCCGTTCGCGGTGCAGGCGCTAGAGGATCGCAAGCGCTGGCAGCTCGCTGACGGATCGACCAGCCGCGATGGTTTCATCTTCACGGTGCCGACCTGGCGCGCCAGCTGGCATCGCGCGCCAGGGTCAGTGCTGCACGCCAATGCGCTCTATGAGCACTGGCGCCGCACGCAGCGCGCGCTAGAGCTCGGCCCATACCGCTGGCACGATTTCCGGCACGAAGCGGCCAGCCGCATGGTGCGCGCGGGCGTTGACCTGCGAACCATCCAGCTGGTACTTGGCCATGCCAGCCTGGCCACGACCGCACGCTACCTGCATACCAATGCTGACGTGCTTGGCGCGCTCGACCCGTTTGCGGCGCAGGCCAACGGGTAGGCCGATCGTCCTGGTGGCAGCTGCAACGGCGTTACAGGTTGACCCTCAACCAAGACCCTCAATGCGTGGCAGGCTCGTGCTCAGCCTGGCGCGCTCTGGCAACCGACATTGAGCACAACGAGCAGGCACCGTGGAAACTTCGGTTTCCACGGTGCTCATTCGTTTTGAGCACGAAATCGCCTGTTTGGCGAGCGGTGACCCTCGCAGCGACCCTCAATGCGCGTCACAGCGCGTCACGCCAGGTCACAAGCCACCAGGACGGTCACGGCGCCAGCAGAGCAACGCTCGGATGCTGGCGCCGCCCCAAGACCGCAGCGACGATCCTAGAGCATCAGCGGCGCCGCAGCGAGACTCCCATCAGCGCCCGCGGCACCGCTGGCCGCTAGCGTAGCTGCGATGGCTAGCTCGGCCGAGCGCCAAGCAACGCGGTGGCGTCGCTATCCCACTGCGCGCGCCTGGCTGCGAGCTCGTCAGCTTGGCCAGGATCGGCGCACGGATAGCGGCCAGCGTCATCATGCGCGAGCTGCCAAATGCTCTCTTGCCAATCCTTGACCTCACTGGTGGCAGCGTCAGGCAGGTCGGCACGCTTGGCCCACAGCACCGCTCGCATTTGGCCACCATCGGTCCGCAGCTGGCCGGTGGTCACCAGGACCGCTAGCGCTGTGTAGTCAGTGCCATCGTCATCTTTCTTGGCGATGCCGCCCAACGTGGTCAGCTCACCGCCAGCGGTCGTGGTCGTGATCTTGTTGGTGCACGAGCTGTCTAGGTAGAGCGCTACGCCAGGGTCCGCATAGACCTGCGGCCGGTATGAGATACCCAAATCAGAGCCACCTTTCGCGGTCGTTGGATGCGTGACGGTGTAAAGGATCGAGCCGCCACCGGTCTCGCCAGGATGCTGCAGCGTGCCGTATGGCTTGTCAGGGTCAGCCGAGCTCATCAAGCGCTTGACGATCCTGGCCACGATCACGATGACGCGCGGGTCACGCGGTCCGCTGCTATCGCTCGGATAGTCAGGCTCATCGGCCGCACGGCCATAGACCTCAGCGCCCCATTGCTCAGCGCCTTTGCGCAGCTTGCTCTCAGGCCAGCGGTGATAGCCATTGGTGCACCACGGATCGCCAACGAGCCAGCCGTCAGCGTTGTAATCCGGTAGCACCATGATCGTGTGGCCATAGGCGCCCGACCCTGACAAGCACGGACCGCCGCACGCTGCGTGCCATACGTCAAGGTGCACCGCTCGATACGCACGCAGGTCAGCTAGCGCCTGGTCAAACGTATTGCCGTCACGGACGGTCAACGATTGGTCATAGCCACGATCCCAAGCTTGGCGCGCGTCACCGCTGTCGGTGCCACCGCTTTGGTCATCGGTATAGCTGCGCATCTTGCTACCGGTCGATTTGTCAGCGCCTTTGGTCTCTAGGTCAACGCCCATGGCGATGCTGGCCATGCGGCAATTGGAATTGGCCAGCTTGCTGCCATCGCGCTGCGTCACAAAGGCTGGCCGGTAGGCTGGCGTTTGCGGTGAGCTCATTGCCGATCACCTCTGCTACGCACGACCTCAGCGGTTGCCAGGCCAGCCAGAGCGGCGCCCGCGGCCGCAGCTGCGGTGCCAAGGTCGCCACTGTCACCGCCTTGCACCGTGACAGTGATAAAGGCACCGAGCAGCGTGGCTAGCAGCACGGTCATGCCGATGATGGCGAACGCCAGCGCGCTCAACCTAGCGAGCTCCACGTCACATCAAGCCAGTCAAAACCGGCATCGCCTGGCAGCATGCCGTACAGCCGCACGTCATCAAACAGCACCGATGAGCCAGCGACAGGCGCAGCGTTTTGCAGGACGCATTGCACCTCTACTTGCGTGGCACCAGCTGGCGCCTGCATCGAGCCAGCGACCTGGCCGTAGCTCGTGGTCGTGCCGGTCAGGATGAGATTGGTGCCGGTTTGCGCACCGGTCGCGTCACGGAAAAGCACCAGGATCGAGCCGAAGGTACCTGCAGCGGTCGGCCGTGCAATCCAACCTGACACCGCATACCAGGCGTTTTGGATGACGCCAAACCGCTGGTAATAGCCCATATAGCCACCAGTGCCGACGTTGACGCGCAGCACGCGCAAACCTTCGGGCGCGGTTGACCACGGAATCGAGCCAGAGCCAGCGCCGAGCACGCCACGCACCGCCCAATTGGCCATGCTGGCATCCTCAAAACCAGGATCGGCATTGATCGGCCCATCGTCAGCCTGGCGATACATACGCAGGCGCAGGCCAAGGTACGCATTGGTCGCTGGCAGCTCGGCTTGCACGGTGGCGAGCTGGCTGCGCGGTCGCCACAGCGCTGCGCCGTTTGGCGTGCTCGGATTGGTTTGCGCCCGGTAGGCCATAAAGCAGGCGTCAAGCTTTGGCGTTTCCACGGTGGCCAGGCTGGTCACGCTATCGCCAAGCGCGATCGCGCCAAGGTACTCACCAGCTGCGAAGCGCACGCGCCTGGTCTCGACCGTTTGGCTGGCGTTGGCCGCGGTCAGGGTCAGCGTCACGAGCAGCGTGCCTGCGTACCAGGCTGGCGCGAAAACGTCCGGCCGGAACGCGAATTCATAGACGCTGCCAGCTGGCACGATGCCACTGATATTGGCGTTGCTAATCAGCGTGCCAACGGCCGGACCGCCTACGCCGCTGTCGATCACCTCAACGCGGTTGAGCAGGCTGGTGATCGTCGTGCCGCTCTGCGGCGCATAGCGCACTTGGAACGCGCGCACCGCGATATGCGGCAACGTCGTCACTGGCGCCCAATCGGTCATTTCGTTATCGCGGTATGGCGACCAGCCGCCATCGCTGTCAGGAAATGTCCACGTCAGGACGGGCGTGGTTGTGACCACCGTAAACGCCCGATATGCCGACCAGCTCGACCAAACGGCCGGACCGCTGACGGGCGTGGAATGGACGCGCACGCGGACCAGCTGCGCACCGCCAGGCAGGTCGGCTTGCGGTGTATGCGTCACGGTGGAATTTGGTGAGCCAGGCGTGATCGTGGCGTTTTGGCTGGCGCGCTTATAGGTCGATGGTCCGGCCACGCCACCGCCAGCGTCCTGGTAGACCTCAACGTCATACAGGTCGATGGCGTCACCATCGGCATCGGTCGCGGTAAAGGTGATTGGCGGGCGTCGCGTGCCGGTGACGCTGGCCGGTGGCGCGCTAAAGGCCACGACCGATGGCGGCCGATCGACCGTAAACGCCACGTCAGCCGACCAGGCGCCATAGACGCCATTAGCCTGCGCCCGAGCTCGCAGGGTCAGCGGACCGCTCGATAGGTTGGCGGTCACTTTGTGGCTACCGAACGCCATTGGCGGTCCGGCCGTGGTCGGCAACGTCGGACCGCTGGCGTAGTGCAAAGCGCCAGCCTTGCGGACCTCAAAATCAAACGCGGTCACCGGGTCGCCATCGGCGTCGATCGCGCTGGCGGTCAGCGTTGGCAGGACCGTAGTGACCACGCCAAGCGCGTCAGCGGTCGTGACGGGCGCGGTATCGGTCTCATAGGTGACAACGATGGTTGGCTTATTGCTGGACGCGCGGTAGCTGTAAAACTCGCTTTGGTCCGATGACGCCGAGCTCGCATCAAGGCGCACGCCGTAATTGCTCGACCCGCCACCGCCCTCAACCGATGCTGGCGCCCATGCGCGCACGATTGCGGTGATATCAACGTCAAAGCCAGTGCTCTGGCTGGTCGGACAGCGTTTGGTGACCTTGCCAGTATCGCTAGCGCTCGGACCAGGGTAGGTGGTCGGTGACGTTGACCAGCCGCCACCGCCACCGCTGTCGGCCGAGCTCTGGCCACCGTTTGCCGACCAGCTCGCGGTAGCGCGCCTGACCACAACGTCAGGCGCCGAGCTAAAGCCAAGGTGCACTTGCGTCGTTGTGGTCAGGTGCAGCACGGCTTTAGTGATGCGCACCATGCCGGACCAATCGGTAGCGAATTGCACCGCGGATCGGAACGTATAGCCTGACCAGCTGCCAATAGGCATGTGATCGTCAGCACCGCCGCCAAGGTTGCTCGGCCCATCCGCAAACAGGCTCGATTTGGTTGCGGCAAACGTCCTGGTAGCCATTACGGCAGCGGCCGCTTGGTGATCGTCGTGAGCTGCACGCCAGGCTCACGCGCGGTGGTATTGAGCGCCGTGCCTTGCGTTGGCACCGCTAGCCACTCGTCACCGGTATCAATGCGCCGATGCCTGGCAACCTGGCGGATGCTGGCATCTTCACCCACGATCGCATTGAGCTCAACGTAGGCCGGTGCAATCGCCCACTTGGCGCCAAGCCAACGTGCCGTGCGGTCAATCACCGGTCCATGGTGCTCATCGTAGATACGCACGATGGCGCCGAGCTGCATGGCCAGGATCGCGGCCAGCGTTGGCGCGTCAGGTCGCGTGCTAAAGCCATTGACGCCGATGGCCGGATAGGCTTGGCGGGTCAGGTAAAAGCTCATCCAAAGGTCACGCTCACCATCGGTGGCGACCTGCAAATCATTCTGCACGTGGCTATGCCGACCAAAGAGCGCCAGGCTATCGGCATCGCTCACGGTGGCTTGCGTGCCGGTGGCGCGCGATGCGCTGAGCACGTTGACCAAATTGCCTTGATCGGCTCGCATGGTCATGGTGCCGATAAAGGCATCACTCTCAGGACAGCCGAAGGTCAGCACTGGCGCGCCAGGCGCCCATGCGGTTGCACGGTTGCGCCACGCGACCTTGCCATCACCGGTCAGCCACAGCGCGCCGAGCTCGTTGGCGGTCACGGCCACGAGCTCTGACCAGGCGTCACTAGCCACCGTGCCAGCCTGCATGGCCACGCCACCGCCACCAATGTCGCGCCGATCAGCTGGCCAGCTGGCTAGGTCAAGGATGCGATTGACCCTGGCGCTAGCGGTCTCAGCTGGTACCGACGTTTCCACGAATTGCACCGCTGCGAGCTCGGCCACGCCATCGGTCAGCGTGATCGTGGCGACCTGCAAATCATGCTGCACGTCATCAACGCGGCCACGGAATGCAGGCAGGCCATTGATCGTGACGCGCACGGTTGAGCCGATGCCAGCAAAGGTGCTCTCAGCGTTGGTCGGGTCATAGAGCCGCAGCGGATCGACCAGGCGCAGCGTGCCTGAGCCAGCGTCAGCGCTGGTGGTCACGCCAACGTCACTGCCAGCGCCCCAACCAAAGGTGAGCTCTAGGATGGCGCACGCGTCGATAGGCACCGGTGGCGTACCGATCGTGACGCTAATGGCCACGGTGCCAGGGTCAGCGCGCAGCGACGGCACGCGCAGGCGCAGCGGATGGCCAGCGTGGCTGCGGTGCCGGACCCATTCGGCCAGGTCATCCGGCCAGGCTGGCAGGTCGATCACCGGCTCAGCCGCCCGATGCGGATGCGGCAAATGCGGTGGCTTTGGTCCGGGTCGGGTCAGGACCATCGTGGCAAGACCTGCGCCGCGCCATTGGTCCGGTCATAGCGGCGCAGTGCGCGCACGACCGCTGACTCAATGAGCTGCGGGTCGCCATACGCATGGATGGTCACAGGCGACCAGCCAGCCTGGCCGCTCGTGGCAAACGGCGTTGCGGACAGAGCTGACACACCGCCACCGCCACCGCTCGTGGCGTTGAGCGAGCCAACCAGGTTGCCAACGAAACCGCCAATAGCCTTTAGCGGTCCGATCTTGTTGAGCAGGTCGCCAATGGCGCGCGCCATCTTGCCAAACCAGCTGACCACCTTGACCACGACCTCAACGACTCGGACCAGGATGCCAGCCACGATGCCGAGCGCTTTGCCGAGCAGCTTGACCAGCGGCACCAGCAACGGCAGCAGGCTTTTGACCAGCGTGCCGAACGCGGCCAGGATCGGAATGAGCGCCGGAATGATGGCATCAAGGATCGGCAAAAACACTGAGCCGATCGTTTCGGTGAGCTCGCTAAACGCAATGCTGCCTTGCTCGCCCATGCCTTTGCTTGATTTGGCATAGGTATCAGCTGAGCCAGCCGCCAGCTTTTGCGCACCGGCCAGCGTATCCATGGCGGTGGCGCCTTTGGCGAGACCAGGCATGAGCTTACGTAGTGCGCCATCGCTACCGGTATGCGCCTTGGCCACCGCCTTGCTGGCGGTCTCTAGGTCAACGCCCGACAGCCGCGCAATGTCCTGCGCGATGGCTAGGTCTTGATTGGCGAGCGCCACGTCACCGGTAGCGGTCACCAGGTCTTGCATGCTGGCTCTGATTTCGCTATCGGTAAACGCCAGCGTTTGACCCTTGGCGATGCTCTCATCAAGGATCGCTTGCCAATTGCCGTGCGCTGCGCCCGCAGCCTCAATGGCCGTGGCCAAGGCGTTTTGCTCGTCACGGTCAGCGGCCGCGGCTTGCGTCATGCCGATGATCGCGCTGGCCGCTAGACCGACCGCACCAGCAACCGCGGCGCCTTTGGCAATGACGCCGATATCGAGCTCTTTGCCGAGCACCTTGACGCTACCGGATGCCTTGCCAGCTTCGGCCGACAGCTGGCTAGCGTCAGCAAGGAATTTGACCAGTAGCGTTAGCGCCATGAGCTCACCGCTGGCGCCGCGAACGGCCACCGCTGGCGCGCGCATTTGCCATGCGCTGCGCCGCAGCTACCGCCCGATCAAACGCCTGCCAAGCTTCCATTTCCAACAGCGTCACCTCACGGATTGACCGCCGCAACGGCACGCCCGTCAGCCGCGCTTGCGCGACGATCCAGCCAGCGCGCGCGAGCGCTTCGGCATCGCGCTGGCTTGCGTAGGGTCCGGTTTGGTCGTGCCTACGCCAACGAGCTCGATTTGCCAAAAGCGGCGCACGTAATCAAGGCTCAAATCCGGGTCACCTTTGCGCCCGATAATCCAAGCCAGGACGATGGCCACGTCTAGCGCCACGTTGCTGCCACCGCGGGTCAGCACCGTTTGCAACCGGCCAGGATCGGTGCCGAGCTCACGCGCCATATCCTCAACGTCACCCAAGCTCAACAGCTCTTTAGCGTTGAGCCGCGCCAGGTCAAGCCGCTTGTGCACGACCGGATGCGCATTGGCAATGGCGGTCAGGTCGTCGTCAGGGTCGAGCTCGGCGCCGAGCTCGTCGGGCGCGAGCTCGTCGGCGTCGATCACGCAGGCACCGCCTCAGCGGTCTTGCTCTTGCTGCGCTTGCCAGTGCTCGCAGCTGCGGCCAGCGTGCCGCTGGTCAGCGTGTCGGGCGTGCCGCTAATCGGCAGCTCAACATCGTACTCAGCCCATGTGTCTCTTTCTCCGCCATACGTAGGCGCCTGGCCGATGCAGGTGCCGGTCTTGGCAGGCTCGCTGACGCTTGGCGGCATCGTGCCGTGCGCTTGGAAAACGAAAGTGAGCTCAGCGCCGTCGTGCTCGTCAAGGTATTTGGCCAAGCCGTCAGCGTCCCAATTTTGGACGCCTACCAGGTGCAGCACGTAGGTCGTGGCTGCGCGCTGGCTGTAGGTGCCGTCAGGACAGAGCGTGACGTAGGTGACGGTATCGCCCGCCTCTGGCTCGATCGTGGCTGCGTGCACGTCACAGTGAAATTCGGTGGCGACGCCTACGCCATCGGTCAGCGTGAGCGAGATTTCGCGCATAAAGAGCGGTGCCATGGTTGCCTTTCCTTTCGCCTATGCCATGCGGTCAACGTCGGCCAAAACGCCGCTCATCCATTGGTCAGCGATAGCCTCAGCTCGCTCGGCCATCGCGTTATAGCCAGCCGCCATAAAGCGCGCGCCTGGCATATAGACGGTGCCGAATTCGGCAAACGGCGCATAGCCAACCTCACTGCCAAGATCGGCGCCGTTTTGGCCAACCTCAGCGCCGATCGAGCTGACCAGCTCGCCCGTCCGTGACGGTGCCGCAGCCTGCGCCGCATCAACGCCAATGGCGGCAATCTCTTGCGCGATCGTGCTGGCATCGCTGGCTTTGCTGGCGAGCTCGTCAAAGGCGCGCGCGACCTGCGCCGTACCCTCAACGGTCGAGCTACCTGGCATCGGTCAGCCAATCCACGCGTTATCAACACAGCCGACCCGGATGGCAGGCACGCCCGCATTGCCAGGCTCGACCGGAATGCGCACCGGCTCAACCGCTTCGATCACCAGGCCAGCGCTTTTGAGCGCTGCGATGAGCGGTGCGAGCACCGGATCGGTGCTAGCGATGGTTGAGCCCTCATCGGCACCAGGACCGACCACCATGACGTACCAGCGGACCTCTAGCGCGCAACCGCCCATGGTCACGCGCTCATTGCGCAGCACCGGCCAGCTGGCACCGGCATCGAGCGTTGGCGGTCGGTCAGGCGTGGCGGAAACGCCTGGCACGACCCCAACGGCCGATGCGATATCAGCGCGTGACAGTGGCGAGCTCACGCCACGACCGGTGCCACGTAGGCACTTTCTAAACGCTCTACTTCGGACTCCCAACGCGACAGCCTGACCGCGCCAAATTCCGCATCGGCGCCGAGGATGCCGAGCGGAATGGCTTTGGCCGAAGCGTGCCGCGCGCAGCGCCGATAAAACGCCGCGATCACGTCGTCAGGCGCGTCAGGCGAGCTCGACCAAACGAGCTCGCCTTGCTGCGCTTGCTCGGCCGCTGCAATGACGCTGAGCTGCGCGTCATCGAGCACCGTGGCTGGCACCTTTAGCCACGCCCGCAGCTCTGCGAGCGATGGATAACCAGCGCCAGGCGAATAGGCCACCGTGGCTACGCCGCTGCGGTCTCAGCGAGCGCCAGCGGGTCAGTGATCGCGCTCTTGTAGCGACCCTCAGCCAAGATCACCAAAATATTCTTGATGAACAGGTCGTTATGGCTGTCGCTCACGAAAACGTCAGCGACGCCGCGATCAAAGAGCGTGACGCCTTCGGTGAAATCACCGACGATCGCGCTACCGGCCGTCAGGCCAGGCACGCTCACCGGCTTTAGACCCCAAAAGCTGTCAGTGCGGATCGGACCCTTGGCCGCGGCCACCGCGCTATTGATGTCGATGGTGGCGAAATCGGCCGGATTGAGCAGCACGGCGTTTGGCCGATAGCCCTGCGCCTCAACGAGACCGATACCCTTGCGGATAGCCTTGCTCATATCGGCATCAACCGCGCTCTGCAGCACGGCCGCATTGAGCAGCGCAGCCAAATCAGCTTCGATCTTGCGAAGCAGGCCATTCCTGAGCTTGCCTTCGATCAGTGACCGCATATACGGCGCGTCGCTGAGCGCCTGGCGCGTGATCTGGACCCAATGCGCGATGGTGTCCAGCGTGCTGGTCTTTGGCGTCATGGTGAGCGCCGCCTCTGGCTTGGCAGCACCCTCAGCGACCACCGCGGCCACCGGATCAGGCCCGAGCTCGACCCACTCGACCACGCCCGAGCTGACGCGGACCGTATTGATAACGTCAATGAGCGGCATAGCAGGCGTTTGCAGCTCGTTGCGCCAAACGAATGGCTGCAGCGCCAGGCTGGCGGTCGTGATCGCGGCGCGTCGCTCGACCGTGACGTAATCGGTGACCTCAACCGGGTCCATCCGGCCACGGCCGGTATAGGCGCGGAATTCGGCCGAGCTCGTCACGAGCTCGCCAGCGCTGACCGCTGTGCCGGTGCTCTCGTGGCCACCAGCGCCGCGCGTTTCGGTCGCAGCTGCAGCCTCGCGGCCAGCCTCAATGCGCTGCGCGAGCTGCGCGAACGCACGTGCTGAGCTCGCCTGGCTCTCATGTTCGGTGAGCTGGTCATCAATGGCGCTGCAGCGTTCCTGCAGGCGCGCGATTTCGCTGCGCTCGCTGTCCTCTAGGTCACGCTCAGCGGCCGCGGCGCGATCGCGCAGGCCAGTGATAACGCCAGTGAGGCTCGTGCGCTCGTCAAGCAGCCGATCAAGGTAGGAAATTGCAGGCATTGCGGACACTCCCGGTCAACGTCGGTTGGTCGGGTCGGTGCATGCCGTAGGTGCAACAGGCTTTGACGTGCGAGGCGCCACCGCTGGTGGCTGCGTGCTCTCGTCGGTGCCGTGCGAGCTGGCTTGCGAGCGCCGTTATCGGAATGAGCTTACGCGCGCCGTCCAGTCAGGTAGCGCAACAGGTCAGGTAGCGGTGCGCGATCGACCTGCGGCACCGGATGCTCAGCGAGCCAGGCGTCAAGCTCAGCGATAGACGCTGGCGCCGAGCTCGGTGCGCGGACCTCTAGCAGCCTGGCGCCGTCATAGGCGCCGAGCGGCAACAGCTGGACCTCTGCCAGCTCAGCCTCTAGCACCTCACGTGCGCCATCGTCGCCACGGCGCGTGCGGATCGCCCGAAAGCCAACGCTAAAGCTGTCAAGCAAACCCTCAGCAACCTCAGCGAGCGCCGCGTCACCAGCTGGCGTATTGCCGACCCGCCAATCAATCCACAAGCCATCCGGGTGGCGCGGGTCGAGCTTCACCGGCCGTGCGATCGCCTGCGCATGCTGGTGCTCAGTGGCGCCACGGAACAGCTTTAGACGCTCACCGCGCGCCTTGACGGTGCGCGTGAGCGAGCCAGGCATAAAGCGCTCGCCTTTCGGATCGGGCGTTAGGTAGCTGGTCTCATTCCACGGCACCGCGATACCGCCAAGGATGCGCTCATCGGTGCTCATCGCTCGCAGCTCGATCGGATAAACGATGGCGGTGCTTTCGGTCATGCGGTGAGCTCGCTTTCTGCAGCCTCTAGGTACTGCGGTGGCACGTCCTCTAGTGCTTGTGCATAGGCCAGCGGATAGATACCAGCGCCAACCATGCTGGTCAGGAATGGACCGCGCGTGCTGGCGTCACCGCGCTGCAAGCCGTCAAGCGCCACCTTGATGCCGATGCCGCGGCCGAATTGCGCATCAAGCACCGCCTCAATGCGGCTCGACCATGGCAGATAGGTAAAGGTCACCAGGTCGCGGCGCCGACCTTCCAAATTGGCATAGGTCGCGTTGTCACCAGGCGCGCCGATCATGTAGCCAGGTACGCCAAAGGCGTTGGCAAGCTCGTTGAGATTGGCGCTAATCACGTCGGTCAGCGTGCTATCAACCGGTGACCAGGTGAGCGGTTGATAGTCGGTGGTCGCGTTGAGCACGGCCGTTCGGCGCATGGTGCTCTGGCCGTGCTTGGCGTCCCAACGCGTTGCCAGGTCGTCAGCTTTCTCTTGCGTCAGGCCATCTTTGTTGACCTTTAGGTAGCCACTTGGCACGCCCGAATAGAAAACGCTGGCAGCGTAATCCTTGACGCTCAACGTATAGCCAAGCTCGGCCGCGAAGCGCGCAAATGCGCCAGTGCCACGACCGCCAACGATCGGACCCGGACCGCGCAAATGGATGACCGCCGTGCTATCGAGCTTGGTGTCACGGACCCAATAGCTACCGTTGCGGATATCAACGTCTAGCGGATGCAGCAACCAAATCGGTGGCTTAGGCGAGCCGTCAGCCGATCGAGCTGGCGCATAGATCAAACCATCGCCCCACCAAAGCGCATCGGTCAGCCAATTTGACCAAAAATCAACGTGGCTCAGGCGCACGTCAGCGCTAGCGTCAGGATCGACCACGCGGCCGTCCAGCCGCAGCGCTTGCGGGTCGGCAATCCAATCCGGTAGCGGCAGCTCATCGCGGCCGCGGTAGAGCTTCCATGGCACCGCTGCGAGCTCGTCAACGATGATGCTTGTGCAGCGAGCCACGGCCGGAATGCCGGACAAATTCGCCCATGGCGTTGCGCCCGGAATGGGATTGCCAAACGGACCTTGGATGCCGTCAGAGGGTCCAGACCACCATAGCCATGGTTGCTCTACTTCCCAACCATCGGGCGAATTGAGCAGCACGTCACGGCCATCGGTCGCGGTCAGGATCGAGCTGCTAATGCGCCTCAGCTCAGCGATAACGCCCACTGGCTAGCGCTTGCTGGTGGCGGTGCTCTTGGCGGTCGTGGTCTCAGTGGCGCGCGCTGCCTGCGGGTCAGGATCGGCGCCAAGCAAAATCTGCGGACCGCTGGTGACGCCATCCACCGTAGGGTGAAATTCCGGGTCGGGCGTTTCGCCAATGCGGTTGATGAGGAATGCGCTGGCTCGCTCACGGCGCCGCGGCGCACGAAAACGACCGTTGGCGGATCGTGGCATAGGTGACTCCCGGTGCATGCAAACGGTGCCGGGGGAGTCTCGCCACGAATGCTACGCGCCGCGTCTAGTCAGGTCGTGCGATTCGCACGATTTTAGATCTTCGGGTCGTGCGATTCGCGCGCCGACGGATCTAAATTGCGTGCGATTAGCACGCCATAGCGTGTCAGTCCGTGCCAGCCAGCAAGGCTAGGCGTTCGCGCTGGTCGATCGGCACGACCTGGCCGGATAGCAACCGGTTATAGGCGTCAATGAGCTCGGCGCCGCACATGGCATGCAGCGGTATCGGCTCGCGCTCGCTGTCGATCGGCGCCAACAGCTGCGCGGTCGGCTCACCGCACCAGCGGCACGCCTGCATAGGCTCACGCCCGAACAGGTCAAACGGACCGGACAGACTTGGCACCTAGAGCACCGGCCGAGCGGCCAGGATGGCGAACGCCACCGCGATCAATGCAAAGGTGATCGCCACCAGCGCGAAGATCGCAGCCAGCGCCCAAAGGTTTGCAGGGTCACGCACTAGAAAACCGCTGGCTCATCAACGCCAGCCGTCGTGCGCGCTGCGAGCTCGACCGCCCAAACCGCTGCGCGCGCCAGGTCGTGCCGCGTGCTGTGCTGCCAAATGCTCAGGCCATTGATGCCGCGCGCCACGCGCAGCGCTAGCAGCTGGCTGCGCAGGTCGGCACCGCCATCGTGCGCGATCGCATGCTCATCAATGAGCTCACGCAGGCGTGGCAGGCCAAGGCGCGTGGTCGTGGCGGTGCCTGGCTCGATCACCGCCACCGGTACGGCGTTGATCGCGTCATCGCGCAGCAACGTGGCACCGGCCACCAGCGTTGAGCCAGGATGCTCACCGGCCAGCAACGCTGCGAAATCACGCGCCTCAATCCGCCGCGCGAACGCTCGACCAAAGAGCAAGAGCCGCCCATCGTCCAGCTTGGCGGTGGCTGCCACCGCGGCGCCGCGGCCAAAATGGTCCTCAATGGCGATGGTCAGCGGTCCTGGCGGAATGGCCGCGGCCAGGTCGATCAACGCCAGCCAGCTCGCCTCATCGGTCAACGGCTCGATGCGCTCGTCAGCTGAGCTCGTGCGCCGAGCTGGCCAAATGTTGAGCCATTGCGTGCGGAACGCTTCGATAGGGTCAGGCTCGTCAGGATCGTCAGAGCCACCGGCCATGGCGCGCAGGTGCCGCGCGTCAACCAACCGCTCACGTCGGCTTGACCAGTGCGGACTAGCGAGCCGCCAGGCGAGCCGATCGTCAAGCGCTGCGCCTGGCTCTGCGGACCATTCCAAGAGCAGCGCATCGGTCGGCTCAGCCAACGTATCGAGCGCAGCGCTGCGCCGCTCTGGCACCAGGCTCGTGGCTTGACGGTGCGCCGTGCTGACGATCGCCAATTGAGCTGACGCGCGCTCGGCCATGGTCGGCTCAATGCCGTCCTCAACGATTTCGGCGTCTACTTTCCACGCCTCATCAACGCCAGCCAGGCTGGCGCTGTAGCCATAGACGCTGCCACGCCCGCGGATCAACCAGCGCGAGCCGTCAGCGGTCTCAATTTCTTCCATGCCGTTGCTGTCGCGCACGGTGTAGCCAGCGTGCATGCGCGCCCAAGCTCGCGCGGGTCGTTGGATTTCGCGGCATACCGGTAGGTCTTTGCCAGTGTGCAAGACAAGCTGCGGCTCACCGAAGCGCTCGCCTTGATGGATGCGCCAAAGGAATAGCTCACGCAGCAACCAGCTTTTGCCGACCTGGCGAGCGGTCGATAGCAGCCAGCTCAGCCAAACCAGCTGGCCAGCCTGGTCATGCTCTAGCGTCCTGGCCAGGGTCAGCCGTTGCCACCAGCGCAGCGGTAGGCCAGTGCGCCACTGCGCGAATTCCTCAACCTCAGCGCCGAAGCTACCGACCGCGGCCGGATGCGGCGCCGTCATCAACCGCGGCCAGGACGCCTCAGCTGGCACGTTGCGCAGCTCGCTCAGCCACGGCGCGACATTCCAGCTGTCGTGATCGGCGCCAGGC